ACCCCCGTGCCAGGATCAGGGGATCACTTTAAATACATCTGGACCGTTCATTTGAATGACACGTGTATGCTCGAGATTAATTCATTATTGTATAAGGCGGAATAAGTAATTGGAAATATACTTTGCTTCGCCTCGAAGCAAAGGTGGTCCCACGACACGCAAGTGGCCGACAATAATGGGATTACTTTCCACGCGTTTTCTTTATGGCCCACTTACTTTCAAGTGGATGGGAACTTTAGTTGCGTCGTTTCGACGCCATGGTTCTTCTATATAAACTGAACTACCGTTCAGTTTTATAATTGTTATAGATTAAATTGGTTCTCTAGAGAAGATGGTTCAAGGGTTTTTCAAATTGGGTGATATCCCAATTGTCGATGAAGGTACAGAGGCGTTGATTTCTGATTCAAGGAAACGACAAGGTATGTTCTGTTCTGACGAGAAACTGGTGAAGAAATTGCAGGTGATTAATATCAAGGTTGAAGACATCTCATATGGTATCGATGACGATGATGCGAGGATTCGCTTCAAGTTTCGTCTGAATTATCGGTTCAGGAAGCAGTTGGGAATTGTTCTTCTGGGTGTCCGGATGACTGCTATTACAAGATTGGAGACGCCATCGGCTAAATCTGTTCAGTCCTTATTACAGAGAAGGTTAAACGGTATATGTGATAGTAATGAAGTAATTAGTATATTTATGTTTTTTAATAACATAGGTCAGTTATTAAATTCTACTAAATGGATTCATCGTGTTGATGAGGTTAATCCGATATGTACTCTGTATTCAATGGAAGATTAAATAAATAAATATTTATTGTGTTAATACTCTTGCTATTGTTTTTAAATTCCACGCGAAGCGGTATGCTTTGGGCTGGAAGGCCCAATAAGGACTTAGGCCCAATTTTATTTGTGTTGTTGGGATCAAATAGTGTCATTTGGCACTATTTGATCCCGGGACAGCCTGGCACGGGGCTTAGTATT